GACGGCACGAACAGCTCCGGCCCGCGCTCGCCGACCAGGTACGACCGACCGCCGCTGACCGGTCCGCCCGTCGCCCGACCCGGCGATCCGAGCAGCGATCCGACGAGGCTGCTAAGCCCATTGATCAGGCCTGCTCCGAGCCCGCCGCTGCCGGTCGAATGGAACAGTCCGCGAAGCGAAGCCTGGGCGATTTCGTTCATGGCCGACAAGGCGACCTTCTTCAGGTCGTCGAAGCCGAATTTCCCGGTGGTGATCGCGCGGGCGAGCGCATTGTCGATCATCCGCCCCGCACGCCCGGCGCCCGACACCAAAGGACCCTCGAGCTCGCCGCGCATCGACGCGACGTCGCGCGCGAATCCGGCCGTGTCGGCGCGGACGCTGACGACCAGCCGTTCGATTTCCTCATCCATGATTTACCCCGTCATCCCGGACTTGATCCGGGATCCATCTCAGTCCGGGAAGCGCTGCTTCAGCGCCTCGATGGTCGCGCGATCCGGCCCTTCAACCCGCTCGGGCGCCTCGAGCGCCAGCGCCAGCTCGGCCGGGGTTGCCTCCCAAAATTCCTCGGGCCGCCACCCCAGCAGCACGGCTGCGGCATTGCACAGCCGCGCCGCGGCCTCGCCGAAGCGATCCATCAGCGCCCCTGAAGCACCTGGCCCAGCACCAGCTTCAGCGTTGGCGCAATCCCCGCCAGCCCCTTCTCGACCACCGCCTCGCCGATCCGTTCGCGCGTAATCCCCTTGGGCCGCGCGGCGGACAGGTGGTCGAACAGGGCAACGATCTGCTGGAGCCTGAGCGCGCCTTCGGCCGCGCGTTCGACGATCTCGAACAGTGGCCCCAGCTCCTCTTCCGCGGCGACGAGCGCGCCGAAGGTCGGCCGCAGCAGCAGCCGCTCGCCGCCGACGTCGATGCTTGCTTCGCCCCGATAGGGGTTCGCCGCCGTCACAGCGGCACCACCTCACCCGAGCTTTCGAGCGCGAGCGTGTAATTGCGCTCGCCATTGAAATCGCCCGCATATTCCAGCCGCGTCACCAGGAATGAGCCCCGCATGCGGTCGCCGCTTTCGAAGCTGAGCTCATAGCTCTCGAGCGCGCCTGACAGCGCCAGCCCCTTCACCTGCGCTTCCGCCGCGCTCCCGGTGAAAATTCCACTCGCCGCGACCGAGACCGACCGCACGCCGGCGCCCGACAAGAGCTCGCGCCAGCCGCCGCTGCCCTTGTTGGTGATCGCCACCGCGTCGCCATTGATCGACAATTGCGTCGTCTTCAGCCCCGCCACGGTCGCATAGGTTGGCGTCGCCGCCCCGTCGCCGATCTTGAGCAGGAATGCGCTGCCGCGTTCCGCCGCCATAACTTTCTCCTTTGTCTGAATCCCGTCCTTCAGGGAGGGATGGGGGGTGGGTGCAGCTGAAGGCTGCCGACCTCACAAAGCTGCCAGCATGCGCGCCCGGTAATCGATCGCGGCCGCCCACGGCCCAGCCACGTCCCTAACGACCCGCCGGCGAACGAGCCGCATCGTCACCAGCTGCCATCCGTCGAGCGCATCGAGGCCGCCCAGCGCGGCTTCCACTTGGTCCGCCAGGCCGTGAAGCCGCACCGGCTGGTCGTCCCAGACCGTGATCGCGACCATGACTTCACGACCGATCCCGCTCTTGTGGCTCCAGTCGCTCTCGGTTGTCGCGTCTAGCGCGGCGTAAGGATAAGCCGCTCGCGCCGGCGGTCCGTCGAACACGCCGGTAAGCTCCGCATTGCCGACGAGCGCCGCAGCGATCGCGGTCTGCAGCGCCCCGCCGGCGCTCATTTCACGCCTCCGGCCAGGAAACGCAGGCTCGGATCGATCAGCCAGCGTTTGATCATCCCGCACCCGCGGACCAGCACTCGCGTCTCCTCGACCTCGATCGAACCGCCACCAAACATCGCACGCAATTGCCCGGCCACCTCGGCCATCTTTCGCCGCTGGGCTTCCGTCGCCAGCCGCTCTCCGCGGCTCAGCAATGCATCCATCATGCGCGCACCTCCTCGCACCGCATGACGATGCGATCCCTCGCCCGCGGGTCGTCGAGCAGTTGCCGGATCATCAGGCTGCGGCCATTCCAGCGCACGCGCTGATCGAGCGCGATCCCGTCGCGCCGCCGGACCGTGACGCGGTATCGCGGCATCGAGCTCAGCGCCTGGCCTTCGCTTTCGGCTCCGACCGTCTCGAGCACGACTGCCGCGAGGCAGCGGCAGACCTCTTCCCAGCCCGGTTCCTGCAGCCCCATTGCGTTGCGCAGGGAGACAGAGCGCTCGATCGTGATCCGTTCGCGCAGAGTCCCCGCGAATTCGCCGCTCATGCCAACCTCATCCTTCGGTAGGGCCGCCACAGCGCAGTTACCGCCGCGGGTGGCTCGCCGCCCTCGCCGTCGCGGACCGTGAACAGGTGCGCCACCAGCCGCAGCACACCCTGCCGGATCGGCTCCGGCACCCCGTTCTCGCTGTCGGCGATCCCCGCGGTCCCCCCTACCCGGATGCGGCCATCCGGGATGCCGCTCGCCAAGCGCACCCAGCCGTCGCCGGCGAAGTCGATGTCGACGCTATAGGCGTCACTGGTCAGCGGATTTGTGCCGCCGAACGCATCGACGCTCGCGACATCGGTGATCGACCGCACCGGCGTCACCGGCAGCCGCTCCCAGGCGCCGCTCGCCGGGAGGTCTCGCTCGAACGGTCGCGCAATCACGATCTGGTTGATGAAGGCTTCGCACAACGCGCTCGCGGTGCGGATCAGGCCCGCGACCAGCGCCTCCTCTTCGCCGGTCTCGATCCGCACATAGGCCTGCGCCTCGTTGAGGGTGACGATCGGCTCGGCCACGCCGGTCATCAGCGTTGCTCCACGCGAAGGGTGATCGATCGCTCGTCGGTTCGGCCGGACTGGGTCGTGACGCGGTTCGCGACGCGGTACAGATGTCCCGGCAAGCCGCCGGCGGCCTGGACCCGCGAAATACTGTCGCCGAAGTCGCTCGCCGCGAGCGTAATGCCGCCAGGCTCGTCCGGGTCGACCGACCAGCTGCTGTCCGCCAACAGGTCGCCCTCGTCCAGGTACTGGGCGCCCCAGTCGATTGCATAATCGAGGACCGCTTCCGGATCCTTCAGAAGAAGTGTCATCTTTGCTCCCGGTGTCCTTGTCAGCGTGGTTCGGGCTGCGCGACGACGTCGCTGGTCGCGACGAACGTGCGTTTGGGCGGCGGTCCCTTGGTGGTCGGCGCCTGTGTCGCCTGCGCCGCGACGCTACTTTCGGCGATCGCCTCGGCTCCGATGCTCATGCGAAACTCTCGTTGACCAGGTCATCCGCCGCGCTAGGTCTTGCGCCGTGAGAGCAGCGTTCATCCTTGCGTTCGTCGTCTTTGGCGTCGCCGTCGGGCTGGCTTTCGCCGATCCTCCTTGGGCGAGTTACGGTTTCGCGTGCCTCATAATTGCATGGGGGATTGGCCTCCTGGCGTTCCAGGCAGACATGCGACCGAATCGCTCCGACCACGATGGACGGTCCGGCTAGGACATTCATGCGATGAGGCCGTGCGAAACCAGCTTCGCCTTCAGCGCATTGACGAGCGTCAAGGCCGACGCGAGATCGGTTGCGTCCGCTGGCGTTCCGCCTTGGCGAGCGCCGACTACCTGTTGACCGCCCACCGTGAGGACCGCACCGGCGGCCAGGTTCAGCCCGCCGCTGCTGATCGTCACTGGAACCGAATAAGTGTAATAGTCGCCGACCCGGAAATGGTGCCCGATCGCGCTGTTGGCGAGGTACAGGTTTCCGGCGCCTTTGACGAAGTCGACATAGCCGAAGACCGTCGTGTCGAGCCCGCGCGCGAACAGGCCTGCCTCGCTGCTTCCAGTGTCGAGGTAGAAACAACTATTGGATGTCTGACGAACCGCGATCCCGTCATATTGCGGTACGATCCGGGTCCCGCCGCGATAATAATTATTGCCGATGGTTCCGGCCTCGATCAGCGTCGTTCCGTTGAGCTGGTTGAAGCCGCCATATTCGCTGTAGCAATTAACGAGGACGACGCCGGCCGAATTCAGCGTGACATAGTCGCCGCCCGATCGGAACGTCGTTCCGCTCGCCCAGGCCGGATAGGGGTCAAGCGGGCTGCCCGCCTCGATGTAGAGCCAATAGGCATTGTCCGAGGCCGAGCCCGACGGCGCGTTGGTCGACGCTCCCGACTCCTGGCCCCACTTCACGGCATAATGATTTCCCGAATAGGTGCATTGCGTCGGGATGTTCCCCGACACGACCCCGTTCGAGGCACAGTGGCAGCCGATGTAGGTGTTGGACCCGGCGCCATTGTCGTCGACGAACCCGGCCTGGCGGTTGGCGATCGCCTCGCAATTGAGGAAGCTGACCACGTTGGCGTCGGAGCCGCGGACATCCGATGCGATCCGGCAATTCTCGATCCGGACGCTCTTGAAGCAGGACACCGAGAAATTGCCGCCGGCATTGCCGAAGCCGATGACGTTACCGGCCCAGCCCTTGATCCCCTCGCCCGGCCAGTTGCGGATGTAGAGATCCTCGCCGGTGGTGACGGTCCGGCACACCAGGCCGTGGTAATCGCCTTCCGTCCCGGCATAGCCGCCTTCGATCATCAGCTGCTTCAGCA